GTTTACAATAACCTTTAAAAATTCATCTGGTACGGCAATCAGCCGAAGTTTTGATTATGTAGCCAAAGGCTACGGAGTGGAGTTATAAGATGTCCCAACATGATATGAGTATTGCGAATCAGGGTTTCCCAGCTTTTCGCGCTGACTTAAACGACGCATTGCCAGCATTGGCAAGCAACAACTCAGGCGCAACAGAGCCAAGCACTATGTTCGCCCATCAATGGTGGGTTGATACATCTGCGACACCAAACCTGCTTAAACAACGCAACGCCGACAATGACGCGTGGATAACCGTTGGCAGCCTTGACCAAGCAGCCGATACCTTTACTCTTACGGGTGGGTCTGCGGGTGCATTTACCACGCTGTCGGCATCAGGAACCTCTACGCTGGCTGCTGTGAACTCTGGGGCACTAGCAGTAACCGGAGCTATCTCCTCCACCACAGGTGCTAACTTTGCTACGAGTAGTGGGAATGTAGGGATTGGGACGAGTAGTCCTAGCAAAAAATTAGAAGTTTATGCGGCATCAGATAGCTTGCAAATTCAATCTGTTGTGCGTAATGACCAAGCAGGCTCTGGAGTTGCTGCAATTGGTTTTAATGTTAGCTCGGGCGCTTCTGGGGATACCAGCGCATCTAAGGCAGGCATAGGACTTCAGAGAGAATCAACTCAAGGTGTTGGCTCCCTTCGCTTCTACAACAGCGCATCTACGGGTACGGCTGACTTTACAGCATCCGACGAACGTATGCGCATCAACTCCAGCGGGAATTTGCTGGTGGGGACTACGAGTGGTAGTGTTAAATTTACAGTACAAACATCCGGAGTAGATAACACACAAAATAATATTATTGGGAATGGTGGGTCGCACATAGTTGCGAATAGAAGTAGTGCATCAGGTACGCAATATGTTTTATTCAATATTTTTAATGGTAGTGGTGTAGGGGGGATAACCATTTCGAGCACTGCAACCTCCTACAACACCTCATCCGACTACCGCCTAAAAGAAGACTGGCAACCCATGACGGGGGCTTCTGAGCGTGTACAAGCCCTCAAGCCTGTTAACTTTGCATGGAAGGTAGACGGCTCACGAGTAGACGGCTTCTTGGCTCACGAGGCGCAAGAGGTTGTACCAGAGTGTGTTACTGGTGTTAAAGACGCTGTGGACGCTGAAGGTAAACCTAACTACCAAGGCATTGACCAAAGCAAACTTGTACCTTTGTTGACCGCTGCATTACAAGAAGCATTGACAAAGATTGATTCGCTAACCGCCCGCATCACAGCACTTGAAGGAAACTAAAATGACAACATGGAATATTGCACAACTTGAGCGCCGTACATCTGATGGCTTTGTAACTACCGCACATTGGACTTGCTCTGGCGTTGATGGTAAGTTTAGTGGTAACACATACGGCTCTATCGGGCTAGAGGGTGTTGTAACAACAGCTTACGAAGACATCACAGAGGAGCAAGCAATCGGATGGGTTAAATCAGCGATGGGCGAAGAAACTGTTGCGGCTACTGAAGTAGCGGTGGCAACTCAGATTGAAGCTCAAAAGAACCCTGTGGCGGCCTCTGGAAAGCCTTGGTAAATTAACATAAGAAGAAAATGAACTATATAGCACTGGGCGGCTGGTACATTGCAGCTAGCGCCCTTGGCTTCTACATTCTCTGGGTGTTCTACCTTGCAGTGATGAACTTAAAGAGGGTTAAGGATGCCGGTCTAATGACTAAGACCGCAATGGTGTTTGGTTACCCGATTTTGCTTGCAGGGTGGCTGGTTGACTTTATAATCAACGTAATGGTTTTAACGTTGTTATTGCTCGAGTGGCCAAAAGAAATGACGGTAACTGCTCGTTTAAAGCGTCACAACGCAACAAGCGCTGGCTGGCGTAAAGCTGTAGCAGTGTGGTTTGAACCTTTGTTAGACCCTTACGACCCCAGCGGAGACCATATTTGATGGAAAACATCGACCCAGTGCAATACGGCCGTTTGATTGCTCAAGTTGAGAACTTGACAACTAAAGTCGAGTCTATGGACACGGACATTAAAGAGCTGCTTGCCCTGGCGAACAAAGGGCGTGGTGGGTTTTGGATGGGCATGACAATCGCGAGCATGTTGGGTGGCGCCCTTGCCTGGGCTTTAGGTCACTTCAGGTAATGCTGGCTGAATTAGCGGTTGCTAATGCATGCTTTGCGGCGGTAAAAACAGCGCTAAAAAATGGTTCTGAACTAGCCGAGTGCGCATCAAAGCTGGGGGAGTATTTTGGCCTCAAGGCTGAGATTGCAAAAAAGGCATCAACCAAGGGCAGTGACTCAGATGCTTTTTGGGCAATGGAATCCTTGCGTGAAGCTGAAGCTGAGTTAAAAGAGATGCTTATCTACACAGGACGCCCAGGACTATACGATGATTTTTTGCAATATCAGTCTTTAAAAAAACGCGAGCGTGAGCAAGAGGTTCGCAACAAAGCCTTAGCTATCTACAAGCGCAGGCAGTTGGTCTGGTCGTGGGTAAATGGCTTACTGATTGGCATATCAGTTTTAACAGGGTTTATTGCTGTAGTTGGCATAGTTTGGATTATTGCAAAGCGTGGAACTTTTTAACGACGTGTAAATTTATTAGGTGCAAAAATGACAGCTGTAACACACAACTTCACTATTGAGCAAGGCGCAACATTAGCCAAAGTTTTTGTCTGGAAAGACAGCTCAGGAGCGGTGATAAACTTGACTGGCTATAGCGCAAGGCTTCAGAGTAGGCCAACTGCTAGAAGCGCGACCATATATCTTGAAGCGAACACCTCAAACGGTGCTATCGTTATCGACGCTGTAAATGGAAAAATTACTTTGAGCTTAACCTCTCATGAAACATCGGCACTTGATTGGCTTTCAGGCGTTTACGACCTTGAGCTAGAAGACGCCAGCGGCACTGTTACCAGGTTGGCCCAAGGCTCAATCACAATAAGTAAAGAGGTTACAAGATGACAGACCAAGTGACAATTATTGAGACGGTTGAAAACCAATTCGTTGAAATTTTAACCGCTGGAGTTACTGGGCAGCAAGGAGCCCAAGGTATTCAGGGTTTAACCGGCGCCCAAGGCATCCAAGGTGATACAGGAACCCAAGGTGATGCAGGAGCCCAGGGGGTTGCAGGAGCCCAAGGCATCCAAGGTGAGACAGGATTGACTGGCGCCCAAGGTGTCCAAGGTGAGACTGGTGCTCAGGGCATCCAAGGTTTAACAGGCATTCAGGGCGTCCAAGGTGATGCAGGAACCCAAGGGGCTACAGGTGCTCAGGGCATCCAAGGTATTCAAGGTGAGACGGGTGAGGCTGGTGCTCAGGGCATCCAAGGTTTAACAGGAGCCCAAGGTATTCAGGGTGAGACAGGTGAGGCTGGCGCCCAAGGCATCCAAGGTATTCAAGGCTTAACTGGTGCAACGGGGGCAGACTCAACTGTTGCTGGGCCTCAAGGTGATACAGGTGCTACAGGTGCTACAGGTGCTACTGGGGTTGGACTAACTTCGCAGTTAGTGGGATTTACAGCCACTCTTGGCGCAACGCCTAAAACTTTGACTGTTGAAGCGGACGCAAATGTGGCTGGCACAAACACAGGCGACCAAACGGCAGCAAGCCTTGGCCTTGGCAACGTTGACAACACTTCTGATGCTAACAAACCCGTTTCTACTGCGCAAGCAAACGCAGACACAGCAGTGCAAAACGCAGCAGCTACTGACGCTACAAACAAAGCCAATGCTCGCCAAGAAACCTTAGTCAGCGGCACAAACATCAAGACCATAAACGGTGGCACACTTTTAGGCTCTGGTAACGTTGTAATTTCAAGTGGTACAGCCCTTGAGTTGTATGCTGAAAACCCCGTAACTCCTGTTGCGCTTTCTGCTACTGGTACAAATGCGGTGGCCATTGGTAGTGGGGCAAAAGCATCTTCAAGTAATTCAATCGGACTAGGTCTTGGCTCTTGGGCTAGGTCGGATAATACCTTTGCCGTATTTGGGGATGCTCAACCTAGTTCTGTTGCTGCAATAGCTATAGGCTTGGGCACTGTCGCCTCTGGCGCAGCCGCCACAGCCCTTGGTAGAGACTCCTTCTCTCTCGGTGCTGGTGCAGTTAGCCTTGGAAAGTCCAGAGTTTCCGGCGCAGACAGCTTTGCAGCGGCCATAGCCAACAACACAGCAACCTATGGGGCTAGTGGGGCTAACTCGGTGGCAATGGGAGATAGAGCTAAAGCAAGCGGTTCAAGAGCGTTTAGCTTTGGAAGGTTTGGTCAAGCAACCAACACTAGGTCAATAAATATAGGCGATAGTGCGGTTAGCACTGGCGATAGTGCGGTGGCAATCGGCTACAGTGCCGTTGCGTCTCAAGCTTATTCCACAGCAATAGGCTACAAAGCATCTTCTGACATTGTCGGCAAATATGCTTATTCTGGTGGGGCCTTTGTGGTAGCTGGCGATTCTCAAACAGGTACCTTTGTTCTCCGCTCTGACACCACTGACGCAACACCAGAAGCCCTAACCACTGACAACTCTGCGGCGGGGGCAACAGACCAAATTATCCTCCCCAACAACTCTGCTTACGCCTTCCACGGCACTATTATTGCACGGCAACAGGCGGCCACTGGCAGCGATTACGCAAGCTGGGAGATTAAGGGTGCATTGTTGCGTGACGGTAGTGCATCCACGACTGTCTTGGGAAACGGTATTCAGAACAAGCTGTATGCCACTGCCGGTGCCTCTGCGTGGGCTATCACCTTGACTGCTGACACAACCAACGGTGGCCTCAAAATCGAAGTCACTGGTGCAGCGGCTACAAACATTCGGTGGGTTGCCACTGTTAACACAAGCGAGGTAGGATATACATAATGGGTAAAATACAAATAGATCACACAGGCTCTGGCGCTGGTATCACACTGTCGAGTGACGGCACGGCTTTGCTTCTTGATGGAGCGGCTGTCGGGGGTGGTTCTATGACTTTGATTAGTACAGCAAATATTACAAGTTCGGTTAGTTCAATAGAGTTTACTGGGGCCACAGGATACACGCAGTATTTTTTAATGCTACAAGTAGCAACCAATTATACAAATGTTACCATGCGTTTCGGCATAGATGGTGTTTATGACTCTGGCCTTAATTACAACAATCTAACCAGTGTAACTGGGACTAGTGAGTTTAATATCAATACATCTTCGTCTAAGTATGGGGTTCATGGTTTTGTAAATATAACTGACTTAGCTAGAGCCAGCACCTCAAGTTACCAACGTGCCTCCTTTCGAGAATCAGTCAATGTGCATGGCAGTAGCAACAACAGCCAGCTTGAAAACTATGGTGGGTATTGGGGACAGCAAGGTAACAATTCTATCCAATTACTAGGAACTTTTGTTGGCGGCAGTGCATCACTGTATGGAATTTCTAAATAATTAAAAGGATAACAACATGGATAAAATGGTAAATGGTGTTCTTGTAGCTATGTCAGATAAAGAGATAGCAGCAATAAATGCTGAACAGGATAGCATGAAGCCTATGATGGCTCGTGCAGAAAGAGACAATCTACTCAGTGAGTCAGACGTATATGCACTTGCTGATAGGATTACAGATGAATGGAAAACATACAGACAAGCACTAAGAGATGTTCCATCACAAGCTGGTTTTCCAGATAACAT